GATATTTTATAGTTAGATTATTTAGCTAGAGAAGCTACTGGGATATTTTTTTTAATATCATCGGCTACTTTTTTGACGGAAGTTTTTAGACTTTCTTTAGTTCCTTTTTCTAATTCTATTTTGACTGCTTTTACTTTTTTAGGCTTACATTCGCGACAGATCCAATTTTTCTCAATTTCTTCTACTGATCCATATTTCTTAACTCTAGCAAGAAATGCCTTTGGATTGACAAATCTTTTCTGTTTGCATTTAGAGCAGACTACACTATTTACTACTTTCTTTTTTTCCTCTGGCATATTTTTTTTATTAATTATTATACTTCTTTAATTTAATTATATAGTATTTTTATAAAAATGTCAACCGGTAGTTATGAAGAGGTTATACGCCCTTAATTTCTTCTCTAGTAATATACTCTAAAGGATCCTCAATTTTGTTTAATCTAAACGCTTCCAGCCGCTCCTGACAACTTCCACATTTTCCACAAGACTTATTACCAAAGGGAGAATAACAAGTCCAAGTCTTAGAATAATCTACTCCTAATTTCAATCCCTTCCTTAGAATTGTAATCTTATTGTCTTTTCGATAAGGCGCTCTAACTACGACTTTATTCATTGTACCTAATTCAAATGCTTTGGACATCGCGTCAACAAATTCTTTTCTACAATCGGGATAGATCATGTGATCACCAGCATGCGCGCCATAATAAAGAATTTTAGCGCTATTTGATTCTGCGAATCCAGCGGCAATTGAAAGTAAAATACCATTCCTAAAAGGTACAACCGTCTTCTTCATATTAGAAGATTCATAGTGACCTTCGGGAATTTTCTCACTATCCCTCTTATTTAATAATGCGGATTTAAAGTTTTTAAATACTCCGCGCACATCTACGATTTGGTGACTGACTCCTAATTTTTTACAATTAAATTGAGCCATAGGAATTTCTTTTTTCATATGACGAGAGCCATAAGCAAAACTAAGTGCAAAAATATTTTCTGCTCCATGTTTTTTTACAACTTCGTGAAGTAAGGTAACTGAATCCATCCCACCGCTCACAATTATGATTACTTTTTTCATATTAGTTAAAATTAGGTGTATTAATTAGACTATAAAACTCAGCTCTTGTATGGACATTCTCGAAAAACTTCCCTGTCATCTTAGCGGTCACCATAACAGAATTTTGTTTTTTAACTCCTCGTGCTCTCATACAAAGATGGATTCCTTCTACTACGATGGCTACCCCGAAATGATCTCCTAATGCCTCAGCGATCTCTTTCACAATATCTTCGGTCATTCTCTCTTGAATTTGATAACGATTTGCATGCTTATCTAAGAGTCTCGCTAACTTTGAAATCCCTAATACTTTTCCATTTGGGATATAAGCGATATGCGCTCTACCATAAAAAGGAATTGTATGATGCTCGCATGTTGAGTAGAATTCAATATTCTTCAACATAATAATCTGATCACAGTGCTCTTTAAAAGCTGTTAGCTTAACATCCATATTGTAGCCATTAAACAACTCTTTATTGGCTTTCTCTACTCGCTCTGGGGTTTCTTTTAAACCTTCGCGATCACAATTCTCTCCATTACATTTTAAGATTTTTTTGACGGCTTCTTTCATATATTTTTATTTAATAATTATACTCCTTTTTTAATATCCCAAGTCATAACATGAAGACGAGGTGAAAAATTATATCCCTTCTTAGTACAGTAATTCCAAACTTCTTTTGCTTTTTTTTCTTGTTCTTTTTTAGTTTTACCTTCTGCCATAATCCACACTATCTCATTTGGAATACTATATTCTTTTATAGTTTTTTGAATAAACTTTTCACTCTCTTTGTCAGAATAGACAAATTTAACAATAGCTAATACAGGATTTAGAGTTTTTAGTAGATAAGGAGTTGAATCTTTCCCAGCTGGTTGAAATCGGAGTTCTTTTGGTGAAACATTATAGCTAATTAAACAATCGTAGTTATGTGCGTAAGGATCTAATTCATTAGAAGGGATTGTGCCATTAGTCTCAATCTCTATTGATTGTGGTTCGTATTTTTTAATCAATTCGTTTATTTCTTTTTGGTATAATTGAGGCTCACCTCCTGTAATACACCAATGACTATGATGTTTCATTAAAGCCTTATCCTTCTCGGTTAGTTCATGGCTCTCGACATGATATTTTGTATCACAGAAACTACATTTTAAATTACAACCACTAAATCTAATGAATAATTTAAGCTCGCCTGCTGATTTTCCTTCTCCTTGAATTCCAAAAAACACTTCATTTACTTTCATATAATTCTTCAATTATGCCAATTATTTCAGCGACTATTAATATTATCGAGCCGCTGATTATATTTCCACAAGCTACTGCAATAAATCCAATAATTCTTACTATACTTTTAATAAAACTAATTTCAGTATGAGTACTGAAATATTTATTAGATTTCATATCTTATCGAAGCATTATCTGCCTCCCAAATAGTAAGTTCAATCATCCACAAATTATCTTCTAATCCTAATTTCATTATTTCATCATAAAGATATTTAGCTAGATTTTCCGCAGTAGGCTCAAAATCTAAAATAATATTTAAGTCTTTATGATCTAATTTATTAATTACTTCTTTCACTTTTTTAAAATCAACTACCATTCCATTTACTAATTTGTAGGATCGAATTTTTACGACTACTTTCCAATTATGTCCGTGCTTGAAATCATTACACTCTTTTGAATATGCGTGAGTTAGTTGATGTGCTGCTGAGAAGCTATGTGTTAGTTTTAATGTGTACATATAATTATTCAATTACTTCGATATTGGCTGCATTAATTAATGGTCCGACTTCAGATCCAACTTGAATCCAATGGACTATACCTGTTTTTAGATCATTTGATATTCTAAGATAATCCTTTTGAGAAATAATTATCGTTTTTCCACTTCGTAAACAGATTTTATATGAAGCTATTTTTACTACTTCTCCTACTTCTTCTTCTATTTTATTATCCATAAATTTAAATTTAATAATTAAAAAGGTTGATCGGTACTAGTTATTTTATCCTCAGGAATATCTACAATTTCATCAGCTTTAATTTCAGAATCATCTGGCTCTGGTGCTAGAAAATCATCTAAGCTGTCCTGCATCTCATCTACTTCTTCAGTTGTAACTATAACAGGTCTTTCAATTTTAGCAGTAATTTTAGCGATCTCACCTTTAAGAAATTTCTTAACAGTTAGTGAGTATAGTTTCCAATCATCCTTCTTGTAAGTCTTCCAATTTTCTGGAAAAGGAGGTAATCCATTAATAGTTTTTTTCTTATCATCTTCATAGTAACTCGATACTTTATCAAATTGATAAACTGTCATGCCTTGTCTTTTCTTACCATCGGATTCAAAGTCATAAGGAGATAAAACTACCTTCTGATTGATATCAATATTCATTAGTTTCTTAATAATATCATCGAAATATCTTGAGTCAACTCCTACTGTCAAGATAGCATCTTGAAAAACTACTTCAAGTACTTCTCCAAAATCACCATCCTTTAATCTTAAATCTTCTATAATTCCATCCCACGACTTATAAACTAACTCCCATTTAGAGCCTTTTGTTCCATTTTTAAGCTCGTATTCGCGCTTCTCTGCACCTACTGTTCCTTCATCTACCTTCTGTCTTAATCTTCCTTGTACGATTGAGAGATAAGTTTTTCTCTCTCCAAACATTGTTCCTGGCATAAATTTGTTCTTTAAATAATTATTAATTGATTATTTTAATCTCTTTTTAATTCTTACTATAAAAGTTTCTATAACCATTTTATAATAATCATCAAATTTAATATACTTATCTTTTAGATTTTGTTCCCAGTAGATGTAAATTATTGATCTTAATCTAGAAGAAGGAGTTTTAGGTTTTATTCCTGGCATATAATTTAATTAGCCGATCCAATTATTAATAATATAATTAATACTAATATCAGCCATGGAAAAAGACAACAAAGCCAGATTACACAACCTATTAAAATAAACCACGCACATCCCATATTATTATTCATTATCAATTACTACTTCTAATTCACACATCTCCTTACAATCCAGACATCTCCCTTCATTAGTCTCTACATCTATTTCAGCTACTTGCGCGCCACAACAATTTGAAATATAATAGTTGCTCATATTATTTTTTCTTAGATTTATATTTCTTCTTTGGCTTAACTATAACTTCATCGACTGTGGCTACTTTTTTGTCACCTATTTCTATTTCAGGAAGAATTGTAGTTATAGGTGTTGGAGGATTTTCAGAATCAATTACAACTGTATCCATCTTAGCTATATCTTTAGGCATTTCTAGTTTAGGTAAATTCAAGCTCAGCTCTAATGGTAATTCATATTGTTTTGGTGATTGATTTTTAGTAGCTGACTCCCAAAACTTACGTGCCGGTAAAAATAGATCTTCGAATTTATCTTCAATCTCTGTAAACTTGTAACCGCGCTTATTCTTCTTATATCCGAGCTGTAACACTGCTAATTTAATACCCGTAGTATTACGACCCATTTCTTTAAAGGCTTGTTTATACGCTGAAATTTGAGCTTCCATACTAGGCCAAATATACTGAGAAGATTTCCAGTCAATAATCCAAATCTGATCTCCAATTTTAGCAACACAATCAACTGTGCCTGCAAAATTAAATTCCTTTGAAATTACAGTCGTTTCATTTAGAATAAATTCTGGCTTAACTTCATTATACCATCTAACAAAAGAATTGACCGCACTATATTCTTCTGGCTTTAAATCTTCTGGATTATCTGTATTAATATTATTAAACTTATCTTCCATTTTAATAGTACCACCTTTAATTAATTGATCAACTGCATTATGAATCTTAGATCCTTTATCACCCGCTTCGGATTTAATAGCCTCTGCTTCATCCCAACCCTTTGATGCTAGCCACTTATAAAACTCAACCCCTTTATAAACATAGGAGGTGATCCAAGTTACCGAGGGGATAAATTTGAAAAACGGTAAACCAGTTTCAGTATTAGTTTCAGTTTCTGTATACCATCTTTCATCTGTTGTGGTAATCTGATAGACGCCTCGAGATTTATCAATCTCAATAATTTCTTTTTTCATAGGATTTTTTCATTAATAATTTAGTTATCTTAGATCAAGTGAAGAGACAGCGCACTCGATCTAAAGAAGCAAACTATTTTTTCTTTCCTTTCGCTACTACCTTTTTTGGAGCTACTTTTTTAGGAGCAACTTTTTTAACTGTCTTTTTCATTGTATTGAAAATTAATAATTAACCTTTAATTGTAAATCCTTTGTAATATTTATTGCCAGGGATCCTTTCGATGATTCCTTCAGCCTCAAGACCTCTAATAATCTGCCTAACCCTTTCAACTGTCACAATCGGTCTAATTTGGCCAGCAATAAATCCCATACTTGGACTCTTGCCCCAATCTTTTAGAAATTTACTAGAAATTTCTAAAACTTGTTTTCTGGTTACAACAGTCTCTTCAATAATTTCATTTACTTCGGATTCTGATTGTTCATCTCTTAGATATTCAATTTCGTCTTTTTCTTCTTCAGTCATATATTTAAAAATAATAATTGTTAGTTGCTAGGTTTTCCCTAGCCCATACAGTCCAAACCCTAAGAATGGCACTGCTCGTCAATTGAACTTCTTCTGGTACTTATCGTAATTTCGCATAATCTCAAATATTTCATCCTTATCAATATCTACTAGATAATCTTCTGCAAGTTTATCTATAATTGAATAAATCCTACCTAACATTACTTCTTTTTTTATTCTTACTAAATCCTCATAAGCTTCAAACTGCTCTCTACTTATTTCTATTTTACCCATATTTTTATTGTATATTAGTTTTAATAAAATGTCAACCGTTACTTTTTAGTCTTGATTAAACCTCCTCTTTTTAAAGCATTAATATAATTTATTATCTGAATCTCGGAGGCTTCTTTATTAATTGAGGTCTTATACCAACGTTCTAAGATATCATATTTCTCTTTTAAAGTCTTACCTTTTATAGAGATGCGAATTGTCTGCCACTTTGGATCCTTAATTGATTTTTGAATTTCTTCTCTTGTTAGTTTTCTTATTTGTATTAACTTTTGCCAATTCATATTATTCTTCGTTTAAAATTTTATTTAAATAGTCGAAATATTCTTTTGTTATCGGTTGCCATAAATTATCTTCCCAATCGTTTTCTCTTACAAGGTATTTTCTCCTGATATGGTTTAGGGTAAAATTTCTATTCTCTTTAATGTACTTAAAGTCTATTTTTTGTTTTTCTAGTCTTTCCCATTGCCTCGTGTATTCTCGGACGATATAAAATTTATTTTCGCTTTCAGTGAAGTCGCAAATAGCTTGGTCGCTTATGTATTCGCCTTTGTCGCATTTTTCAAATACCCATTTTTTAATATTCATAATTTTAATTATTATGCGGATTAAGTTTTGCTACCAGCTCCGCTTTTGCTAAATACATTTCTAGTTTAATTATTAGTATAGATTCATAAGAATGGTTCGTTGAGCTAAGCTCTAACTGTTTCCTTTCTTACTCTTCTATAATACTATTATATATTACTATTGATTAAATGTCAACGGGTTATCAAGAAAAGCTTAAAAACCCACTGTTTAAACGAAAAAAAGACCCCTATTTCAAGGGGCTAATTTTAAAGTCTGGTATAAATTCGATTACTTTCTCCTCTTTTTTTAAGGCTTTTTTGATGTATCTTCTCATCGATTTTTGCTGTTTTTTCGCCGTAATTCTCACTAATCTCTTGTCAAAAGCCTCATTATGCCTTCTACTACTATGATTGGGTAATTTCTTCCAAGGATCTTTATCTTTAATTACCTTGATTACCTTACTCTTAATCAGCTTGTCGAAGCTAGATTCTGAGTTGTCCTTAGTTAAATCCTTGATTGGTGACATATGTATGAATGTTATTAATTAGCGATTAGTATTAATATAATGATTGATTATTTTATAGAAAAAACGATTCCACGTTAAATTAGACTTTTGCTTCTCTTTTTTCAAAAGCTCAACCGTATTAGGATGCAAGCCAAATTGATAATTTTTATAGTGAAAAATTGCTTTTTTGCTTTTTTGCTTTTTCGTTATTAGATTCATAATTCGATAAAAAACACCATACCATATGATACGTATAATATAACCCCCACTATGTTTTGGTTTCGTTCGCTGTAGGAAAGGGTTATTATTAGGCAGTCTATGATTGGTGGTCTAGTTATGACGAGCCCGATCAAAGAGGATCCTTTTTATATATTATTCTAGCTATTTATTATTATATAGGAGCTACTTTTTTGAGAAATTTTGAGGCAAAAAAGTTTAAAAATCCCTAACTCTACAGCGACAGAAAGCAAAACACCTAGATAACGGGGGTCAGTCTTCTCTCTAGGCTAAAAGCAAAGATCTATGTTATTAGTTGGATTATAGCTAAAAATAAAAAAAGCCAACCCTACTCTAATAACATAAATCTCTAATTTTAGCACTTTTTAAGGAACTAAAAAACTACTTATCTTACGACAAGTAGTTGATTAGATGAAAAATCCCATTGGCAATTCAAAAATAGAACATCACTTTGTATTGAATTGTTATTGTGATTTTTCATAATTTCATTATATATTACATTTAAAAATAAATCAACCCGGAGTTATGCAGAAGTTATGCACTCTAGGGATAATTACAAGGGGAGTAATTCTTTTTTTTCTTTTTATATTAAAGAATATATTATAGAATAGAAAATAAAGCAACAGCGAAGAGGCTCCTAATTTGGGTATAACTCAACGGGTGCGTGCTTTATTTAAGAAAAAGAATTATAATATAAATAATAATATGCCAAAAGATAAAAGCGTAAAACCTGGTTATAAGAAAGAAGCAGTCGAGAGTCCTAAGCAATTAAGATTCTTAGAATTTTATAATGATCCGAAGAGTAAAACCTTTGGTAATGCCGCTGGAAGTGCAAGGGCAGCTGGCTTTGGAAAAAATTATTCACGCGCGATTACTTATAAGATGCCAGGCTGGCTACAGGAGGCGAGAGAACGAAGAATAAAAATGTTAGCAAAAGCAGAGCAAGTTTTAGAGGACACTCTTACAATGAATACAAAAGTAAAAGTTTTTGCGGGCACAGCAGTCATTGATATAAAAGAAGATTCAGGACTAAGAAAAATAAAACAAGATTCAGCTAAGTTTATTGCAGAGCGAGTAGGAAAAGATTATTATTCCGTAAGATCAGAACTCACAGGTAAAGAAGGAGGTCCAGTGGAAATTAAAAAACTAGAAACAGAATTAAGAGAATGGGCTAAGAAATAATCTTATGCAATTTGTAGAATTAAAAGGTAAACAATTAGAATATTCTGAAGAAGATTTTGAAACATATCAAAGAGTTAGAGTTCTTTACAAAGATGAAAAAGGAGATGAGTTAAAACTTACACCAACACAAGCAATGATCTTTAATGATATATTTAAGCGGAAGCATATGCGAGAGCATCTGATGGCCCATACTCGTTTTGGTAAATCAATGACAGTTGCGCTTGCAGTTTTATTAAGAGCTTCTACTTTTCCAGAGAAGTGGGCGATCATTGCACCTTCACTTGAGAAGGCAAGAATTATTATGGATTATGTTTTACAACACGCCTTTGATAATGATTATTTTAAGTCAAAGTTGATGATTGATAAAGGGGAGTCAATCGAATCTCTTAGAAGGAAACGCACTAAAGATAGAATCAATTTTAAACACGCTGACGGAACACTAGGAGAAGTATTTATTATTGGAGTTGATTCAAATAATAAAGTTAGAGCAGGCGAAGCTGTTATGGGCTTTGGAGCTTCTAATGTTATATTAGATGAAGCGGCTTTGATTGATGATGAAATGGAAGGTAAAGTGTTTCGTATGTTAGCGGATAGCGCAGAAGATTATTTTTATTTAAAGATTGGTAATCCGTTTACACGAGGACATTTTCTAAAGGATACTCGAGATGAAACTATATTTTGTAGAAATATTGATTCAGTAATTGGTTTAAAAGAAGGAAGGCTCACAGAGGAATATTTATCGATTGCAAGGACAAAACCAAATTATGATATATTATTTGAGAATAAATTTCCAGCAGCAGATATGGTTGACAGAGATGGTTGGAGTCCACTTATTACAGATGATGAATTAGAAGCGGCATTTGTAGAAGAAAATATTCCAATGTTTGGCACTAAGCGACTAGGGTTAGACGTAGCTGAGGGAGGAGAGAATTTTAATTCATTTGTATGTAGATCAGAAAACTTTGCTGCTATAGTTAGAAAAGATCACGAAGATAATTTAATGACAACAGTTGGTAATACGATTCAGATATGCAGACGTTTAGGAATAGAAGAATCAGAAATATTTATTGATGCGATTGGAGTAGGTTCAGGAGTAGCAGATAGATTTACAGAACAACGCATTCCAGTTAAAGGCATTAAAGTTTCAAGTAGTCCACTTGATAAAGTTAATTTCTATAATCTAAGAGCAGAGGCATATTGGAGAGTTAGAGAATGGATTAAAGCAGGAGGCAAATTAAAAAAACACTTAGATTGGTATCAACTCACTCAGATTAAATATAAAGTTAGAGATAGTTCAGGTAATATGGTTATTATGTCTAAGGATGATATGCGTAAGAAAGGAATTGATAGTCCAGACGTTGCTGATAGTTTAATGCTAACATTTGCATTTCCTAAGAGTCATGCAGTACAAGCTCAAATACGAAGACAGACTAAGAAATTAATTCAAATGAGTAGTGATGATGGCTACTCTATGATAATGGCATAATATGATTGAAAAAAATCAAATCTATTTATGGGAAGAAGGTTCGGCTATCTTAGGCTTCTCTAAGGTTTCGATTAATGGAGTAGAAGAAGAATTTGGAGCAGGCTATGAAATTGGGAAGAATAAGAATGGATTAGCTAAGAATAGAGCAATCAGACAAGTTAAAATACAATTTGCTAACGTGATAGATGCTATTAAGTTATATGGTAAAAAGATTTTAGATAAGGAAGGTAATATTGATCAGAAGGAATTTCTTAATTACGAAAAAGCAATTCAAAGAAGTAAAGCTAAGATCGGATTAATAGATTTAAAAGAAAAAAATAAATTTACTAAATTAAAAGATTTAAAAGTAAAAATGATCACAGAGGTAGAGGCTAATAGATTACAAATTAGTAATAACTAAATGAAGATTATATCAGAACAAATTAAAGGAATAGAACAAAATCAAGAGTCCTACGACCCTTCTTTAAAAGATTTAGAACTCATCAAGAGAATTTACAATGAATTTTCTTTAATGAGAGACGTTACAAATAAGCCTTATAAATATTTTAATAACCGAACTCTCACCCAATTTATAGATGATTCAGAAAAACGTTTCAATAGTTATGTGCCTAGTAGATCTAGTCAAGGTAAAGAAAAATGGCAAGCTAATTTCTTTCACCCTATTACAAAAAATAAGACAATGGCAATTCTTGCTTCGGTTGCTTTAGATATTCCACCAATTAGAATTACAGCTACTAATGAAAAAAATGAAGTAAATATGAAAGTAGCTTCAATTGTTTCTGATCTTGTTAAAGCGAGTTATAATAATGAAGATAAGGAAGAACAAAATTTCTTTGAAGTATTAGATGGAGCTATTAAGGGAACAGTAATTAGTTATGATGGTTATCTAAAAACAAAAGTAAAAAGAAAAGAGATTACTTCTTTTGATATTATTACAGGAGAAGTTCAATATGAAGAAAAAGAAATTACAATCGATGAAGGTTGTAAAGATTTTATCGTGCCATTAGAAAACATTTTTGTTAAGAGTGCGTTTATTCGTAAGATTCAAAATCAACCAGCTATAATCTGGGCGCAATATATGGATGAGAGTGACTTTTCTTATGAGTTTAGTAATTATGCTAAATTTAAATATGTTAAAGTAGGTGCAGATTTAATTGAAAAGGATGTTCAAAAAAGATTCTTCTATGAAGATTGGAATACTCGAACAAAAGAAAGACCAATCGAAGTTATTCGTTATTATAATAAAATTAATGACGAATATATTATTATTGCAAATGGAATTTTAATGCTCTCCGCGCCTATGTTATTAGGACAGAAGCGGAAATATTATCCTTTCTCTAAAGGAGGCTATAGTCCATTTGCTAGCGATTTCTTTTGGATGAATTCATTGCCAAATTGCTTAATGGGAGAACAAGATATTATAAACGCTTTTTATAATATGGTATCAGATAAAACTTTTAAAGGTTTGGTTACAAATTTACTTATTGGAAATACAAATAAAGATGACTTTGATTTAATGGATGAGAATATTACATTAGATTCAAAAATTTATGTGCAAGATATTAATCAAGTTAAAGAAATGCCAAACTCAGGAGTAACTTCTTCTGAATTTAATATGATCAAATTGATCAGCGCTGGGTTAGATTTAAGTTCAGTTGATGCTGCACAGCAAGGTGTTCAAGGTAATGGTGTTACTGCAAGAGAGGTTATTATTGCAAATGAAAATGCTAGAAAGTTAAAAGGAATCTTTTTTCTTTTTATTACTAGTATGTGGCTACAGAAAATTAAACTCCGAACTCTCAATGTTTTAATTAATTCTACTTCTAGTAAGATGGAAGCAATTATCGGATCTGATAAAGCCAAGCAATTTAGAAAATTCATAGTTGAAGGAACAGAACTATCTGACGGGACAAAAGGCAATAAAGGTGTTATAATTGCTAATGATAAGAAGGATCTTCCAACTCAAAGTGAGATTGATCAAAATGTAGAGGAATATAAGAAGATAAACCCAGATACTAACTACGAAGAAATTGCAGTTACTTCAGCATATTTAAATGATTGGGAATATAAAATTAAAATAGTTTCAGAGGATTTATATCAGAAGGATAGTTCGTATTCAGTTTCAAAGAATGAGGATAAAATTAAAACAATATTAGCAGCTTTCCCCGAATACTTTAAAAAGAATCAAGAGAAATTATTCAAAGATACGTTAATTTCAAACGGAGAAGATGTTGACGAGTATGATCTAGATTTAAATCCACCTAAAGAGACTGAAGCTATGCCTACTGATGAAAATACTCCTCCTATAGAAACAGAATCACCTCCTACAACAGAAGCTCCAATACCTAATCTTAATATGCAAGCCTAATGAAAAAATTAATTATAAAAATATTAATAAAGTTGATAGGAGATAGTATTTTAGGTCAAGTAGATTTAGTTGATCAAAGTGCTCTTAATAAATGGTTATATGTTTCCTATAAAGATAATGGTTGGAAGCAATATTATACACTAAGAAAAAGAAGTCTCTTGAATTTACTAAGTTTAGGAATAGAGAAAAATAATGAGTATTGGCAAATAGTCGGTCGTATGAAAGAATTACAAGCATTATCAGTAAATATTACAGACGAAATAAGAAGAAGAGAGAAGAGTATAAAGGTCAAAAAGGATTAAATAGACTCAATGCTATTTAATCCGAATGTGCTCTTTATAAAGCCTAAATTAATTCTAATACGAACGGAGGACAACCGTTTTAAAACAATTGTCTTAAAAGTATGGAAATTAAAAAAGACGAAAATGGAGAAGTAATTGAACCGACCGCAGAGGAACTAAAAGCCGAGTTGGCTAAAGTTGAAGAGGAAAGAGAAAACTATAAAAAAGGACTCCTTGAGCGAGAAGCGAAACTCAAAGAACTGAAAGATAGTGAAAAAACTTCTATTGAAGAAGAGGAAGAGGAAACACCTGAATGGGATGAGGCCTCTAAAAAATTTCAAGCGGAGACAATTCTTAAGACTCAAAAATCTACAGAGGAAATCGTTACAAAAACCATTGAAGCTAAAAACGAAAAACAAGCAGTTGCTGATTTTCGTGAGGCTAATCCAAATATTACTAATGAGCAATGGGAGCAAATAATTCTCAATTATAATCCAAAAAACGGGAAGGATAGTCCGAAAAAGATTATGAAAGATCTAGAACGTGCAAATGCTTTGCGTATGTTTGATGCAGGAGAGATTATTGATCCAGTCAAATTACAAAAAGAAGAAGCACAAAATAGATTAAGGGATTTAAGTGCAAACGGAGCTTTAGGCAATGGAGGAAGATATGAAGAAGACAAAAAAGGAGTTTCTGAAGGACAAATTAGTATTGGTTCTAGAATGAGAGTTTCAGCTGAGGCTCTTAAAAAAGAAGACGATACTTTGTCAGCAGAAATAAAACTAACATAATAATTAATAATTAAACAGATGATTACACCATACAAAGGAAAATTTCACATCGAATGGTTTCCAAAAACAGCTTCTGTTGCCTATGCTTTCGGAGATGCCGTACATCTTTTGAATACAGCTGCAGGTCCAGGCACTTTGGAAAAAGTTACTAATGCTACTACAAATGTTTTAGGATTAGTGCAATGTACAGTTGCTTCAACTGATACTGATTATGCATTGACAACTGAAATTCCAGTACTCGTAGGCGAGACGGATTCAGAATTTTTGTTTGACGTATCAACGGGTACAGCAGCTACAACAGATTTAGGAGAGATGATTGACTTCGACGATGAAAATTCAGTCGATGTTAATGCATACACAAAAGGTCAAATTATGATTACTCGAGTTATCTCAGCAACGCAAGTTGTTGGTAAATTCAATAAAGGATTTGGTCTAGAAATTCCTATTACTCAATAATAGGATCGAATTAATAATTAATAATTAAATACAATGATTACAACTTCACAGTTTAATGACCTCGTAAAAAATGCGAAGGTCAAATGGCGAGAAGGATATGATATGGTAATGCCAGCCGCAAGGCAATTATATGATGTATATTCTGTTTCAGAAATGACATCAGAGCATTCTCAAATCGATGGTCCTGGATTCGCTAAAAGAAAACAACAAGGAGATAGGTATGTTATTGGATCTCCAAAACAAGGTTATTCTATTACACTTTCTCAATTGAGAATTGGTCTAATGGAAGAAGTAACCTGGGAAATGCGTAAATTTGATAAGTATCGCGAAATTGAAAAGAAGATGCGAGGACTTGGAGAATCTACAGCACAAAGAATGGAATTGGATCTTACTCACCAATTTACTTTTGGTCTAGCTGGTGCTACTAGTTATACTAATCAGGATGGTGAAACTGTTTATACAACAGTAGGAGATGGTCTTTCAATTTTTAGTACGGTTCACAAGATCACAGGAAGTTCTGATACTTTCTCAAATCTTATTACTGCTAAATTTGATAAGGCTGGTTTGGAAGCTGCTGAACAATTGTTCACACGTATGTTTAATAACAACGGAATGAAAGTTGTTGTACGTCCAGATACAATCATCACTTCTGATGATCCTGCTACAGTTAATGCAGTTAAGGAATTTATGAAATCTCAAGGAATGCCTGATAGTTCATATAACGGAACAAATGTTTATGCTGGAAAGTATAAGCACTTGATCCTTCCTTATCTTGCAACTACAGCAACAGGTGCTGTTGATACAACTAAGGCTGGTTATTGGATGTTGGCTGATACAAAGCACACTGATGCTATTTGTGAAGTTTCTGAGAATCCTACATTCACAGCTCCTAAGGTTGGAGGAAATGGAGAAGACTTTGAAACAGATGGTTGGAAGTTCAAGAGTTCGGCTTGTTACGATCTTGGAATTCTTGATCCAAAATGGGTTGTTGGTTCTAATGCCTCTGCTTAATTAGTATAAGCACTGAGTATTATAAAAAGATTATAGGGGTTTGAAATATAGCCCCTATAATCTAGAATACTAATTATTAAAGTTAAAATAATGGATAATTTTAAAAACGGACTCGCAAGCTTTGGAGTTCCTGTGGTAGGAGAACTTCCTGCGACAGCTGGTCGTTATTTCTTCGTAGATTATACTTATGGTATGGATACGAATAATGGACGTTCAATGACTGCTGCAGTTAAAACAGTCGCACAGGCCTATTCACTAACTAGAACAAACAAAGACGATGTTATTGTTCTTATGGGAAGTGCTGCACATGTAATGACTTCGATGCTTGATATTTCAAAAAATCGAATTCATTTTATTGGTATGGATGCTTCTGGCGGAAGACTTTATGGTCAAAATGCTAGAATCACAATGGGTGATAGTACGGTTGCTGCCGATATTGCTTTGATGAAAAATACTGGTGTAAGAAATACTTTCACTAATATTAAATTCGATAGCTCAAGTACAGTTGCCGCTTCTCTATATACTGTTGCAGAAGGTGGAGAATTTACACTTTATAAGAACTGTCATTTCTACAAATCTAGCGATTTAGATGAAACAGCGGCTGCTGAAGTTCTTAATAATGGCGACTCTGTCACATGGCTAGGTTGTACTTTTGGTTCAACTGTTAATATTATTGCTGATAATAAAATCAGACCTAATATGCTTCTGACGAGAGAAGTAATTACTGGAAAAGTTTGTCGAGATAATTACATTGAAGGATGTTTGTTCTTGGTAAAGGCTGCTGGAACAGAAGCTGTAAGAATTTATGGAGCTGGAGCAACAGATGTTGAAAGACATTTGATTGTTAAAGATTCTATTTTCTTGAGTAATGCTCTTGGAGCCGCAACTCCAGCACATGCTGTTGGATTTGGTGGAGCTCAAACAGAAGGTTCAGTAATTTTGAAAAATTGTACCTCCGTTGATCATACTGTGATGGCGCAAGCTGCAGTTGGAATTTATGTTGACGGTGCAGTTCCAGCTTTTGCTACAGCAGGAGTTGCAGTAGCTTCTTAAAAATTAAATATTCAAATAGAGTTAGGGAGAAATCCCTTCTCTTGCCTTCATAGCTCAATGGTAGAGCAACTGTTTTGTAAACAGTAGGTTGTTAGTTCGATTCTAACTGATGGCTCTTAAATAATAATTAAATTTAAAAAATTATGGGTAAGCCAAATTTTCAAAGACTAGCAGAATTGGGTCAACTACCGGATTATATTAGTCCAACAGTTGATCAAGCTTTAGCACAAGTAGATGCTATGCGAAAAGAGAAAAAAGAAGTAGAGGTGATTGAGAAAAAAGATGAAGAGATAGAAGAAATAGAAATAGTGCAACCAAAAAAAGGTCGACCAAAAAAAGAAGTAGAATTTATAGATAATTTAATTTAATTAAAAATATATGCGAACACCTAAATTAATTACAGCTCTCGATGCTGTTACAGCAACAACTACCTCTTCAGCGATCGATGTAACTTGTGCTAAAAAAATTACATTACTTGTAACTAGAGCAGCAAACGCAGGTGGAACTTCTGCCTTTTCAGTTTCTGGCTCAATTAATGGTATCGATGGAACTTACGTAACACTGAATAGTTTAATTGAAGATCTTGTTAATACAAATGCTCAAAATTATACTCGAGCAGCTTCAGTATCAATTGCAAATGCTGATGGTAGTAAAATTGCAGCGCTTGACTTAGAAAAGAATCAATTTACACATATTAAAGTTACAGTAACAGAAACTGCTGATGGTGCTCACACAGCTAAAGTATTAGTAAGTTATTAAAATTACCTAGATGAGAATATTACCTTTGATTAAAATTAAGGCTACTCCGACAGGACCTCAAGGAATTAGTGGATACTCGGGCATATCAGGAGCTAGTGGATTTTCAGGAGCATCTGGATTTAGTGGGGTCTCTGGTTACTCCGGAGAATCTTTTGTTGGATCTTCTGGTTATTCTGGTACTTCTGGTTTTTCAGGAATATCTGGCTTTTCTGGAACATCTGGCTTTTCCGGGACATCAGGCTTTAGCGGAGTTTCAGGTTATTCTGGCGGTTCTTTTGTTGGATCTTCTGGTTATTCTGGAACATCAGGATTTTCAGGAATAAGTGGCTTCAGTGGAACTAGTGGGTTCTCAGGTACATCAGGAGTAGGAGTATCAGGAGCTAGTGGAACTTCAGGGTTCTCTGGCATAGGAACATCAGGTTTTTCAGGGACTTCTGGTTTTAGTGGAATAAGTGGCTTTTCTGGAACTTCAGGTTATTCAGGTATTAGTGGAACATCAGGCTTCTCAGGAAATAGTGGATCTTCAGGAACATCAGGTGCTGGACTATCAGGAACATCTGGAGCGTCTGGTTTTTCTGGAACCTCGGGGTATAGCGGTGGCTCATTCGTAGGATCTAGTGGCACAAGTGGAACATCAGGCTTCTCAGGAGTTAGTGGTTTTTCTGGTGCTAGTGGTCTCAGTGGTTATTCTGGAATTTCTGGATCATCAGGTTATTCAGGAACTAGTGGAACAATAGGAACTCAATATCCTTGGAAAGGAATTTGGGATAGTGGAACAGAATATTTTATAAATGATTGCGTTTCATATAATGGAGCAGGCTATGTTTCAATTCAAGGAGGAACAAATCATGCAGTCACAGATGGAGCTTATTGGAATTTACTAACAGCTTCAGGATATAGTGGCTTTAGTGGAACATCAGGTTATTCTGGAACATCCGGTATTGGAACTTCTGGTTTTTCTGGAACATCAGGATTTTCAGGAACTTCTGGTTATAGTGGTGGTTCATTCGTAGGTTCAAGTGGGTATTCTGGAGTTTCGGGTTATAGTGGGACATCCGGAACAAGTGGTTTTTCCGGAACTTCAGGAACAAGCGGTTTCAGTGGAACATCAGGAATACAGGGACTTACATCTGGACAACTTCTATATTTTGATAATTTAGATTCTTTTAATACACCAACATTTACTTCATCGCAAGTAGCATTTGTTACAGCTTCTACTCCTGATACAATGACAGTTGGTGACGTTAATTTTATCACAACAGGATTTATTGCTGGAATGACTATTAAAGTTTCTGGTGGTGCTAATAATGGAGCAAAATATGATATTCTTTCAGTTGCAGCTGGAACTCTTACTTTTACTTATTCATCTGCTGTTATAAATGAATCTGCTGGAACTGCTATCACTATTTCTGTGCAAAGAGAATCCCTCACTCGCGTTCCGGTAACAGGAACTCAGGTAGTAGAAACAAAAACAGTTACATCTACGGGACTTGAAGCAACACAAGGAGTCCCTTTAGATTCTTATGCTACTTCAGATTTATTTCCAGTGTCAACAACACTCCCAGCTGGAGTGTGGGAATTTAATTTTTGGGCTTATGTAAGTAGTGTATCTAGTAAATCCTATATCTGGTTTGATGTATTTAAAACAGCACCTACTGGAGCTTCTACTTTATTATTTTCAACTGCAGTATCAAAAAGTGAAATAACATCAGTAGTAGGTAGTTCAGTCGCAGCTAAATATTATATACAAAAATACACCGTAGTTAGTGATATTACTCTTTTGACTACCGATAGAATTATTGTTCGCCCGGTGGCTACAACTGCTGGAGTTAATAGAAATATCTCCTTTATATATCAAGGAGCTGAAATGGCTTCACATATTGTAACATCATTTTTCATTCAAGGAGTTTCAGGAACTTCTGGAACTAGTGGTTATTCTGGAACATCTGGTGCGGCAGGAACAGGAGTTACAGCAAAAGGAGTTTGGGATAGTGGAACAACATATAGTATAAATGATTTAGCTTCTTATGGAGAAATAACTTGGATCTCTCTACAAAATACTAATTTAAATAATACGCCAGTCGAAGGAGCTTTTTGGTCAGTCTTTGCAGAACAAGGAGTTTCTGGTTATAGTGGAACATCAGGATATTCAGGATATTCTGGAACAAGCGGATTTTCAGGAACGAGTGGAACATCAGGATATTCTGGAACAAGCGGATTTTCAGGAACGAGTGGAACATCAGGATATTCTGGAACAAGCGGATTTTCAGGAACGAGTGGAACATCAGGATATTCTGGAACATCTGGTACATCAGGTATTAATGGATCCTCAGGTATATCAGGTTTTTCTGGAACTTCTGGGACAGGGACATCTGGAACAAGTGGCTATAGTGGGACAAGTGGAACATCTGGATTTAGCGGAACTTCTGGATTCTCAGGTACATCTGGAACTTCAGGTTATTCTGGCATAAGTGGCTTTTCAGGTTTAACATCAACTTCAGGATTTTCAGGCACAAGTGGAACTTCAGGGTATTCAGGTACATCAGGAACTAGTGGTCTTGGCATTAGTGGATTTTCAGGTACGTCAGGGTTTAGTGGAGTAGCCGCAGGTGGCGGTGGAATGAACAACCTTCTTAAAAATGGAAACTTCATCAATAATTCTACCAACGGTTATGGTTCAACTCCTGACGACTGGACAAATTCTTCTGCCAATCCAGTGCAAGGCGGATTTCCCTCAATGACCAAAGCAGAGCTGATTGCTCTTTTAGGAATTTCAGACGGAGATATTGAAGGACTTTGGAATCTGAATGAAGCCAGTGGAAATGCAACTGACCTTTCTTCTAATGGGTATCATTTGACTGATAATAATACTGTTCTTTCTTCTGATGACGGATTGATGGGTAAGGCGAGAGATTTTGAAAGAGACAACTCGGAGTATTTCACGATTGCAGACGCTTCTTGTGCTAATTTAGAAATTGCTGGAAGTCAAACGTGGTTTGCGTTTATAAAAGCAGAATCTCTCCCTGCTGCTGAAATGGCAATTATGGGAAAATCTCCTAGCAACGCAACTCCTTGGGCTGGGTTATATGTAGGTAGTGCTAATACGATTGGATTCAACCTAGACGCACTTACTACAAATCCAGCAGTTACTTCGGATGTAAAAATTGAAACGGGGAAGTGGTATTTTATATGTGGAGTTTACGATTCTGTATTACAAAAAAATAAAATTTGGATAAATGGAATAAAAAAAGAAGTTGCAGCAAGTGGTTCGCATTCTGATACAAATGGAGACTTTTCAATAGGCCGTCTTGGTGTTTTTTCGTCTAACTGGTTTTTTGACGGCCTTATCCAAAACGCTGGCGTTCTTTCAGTCGCTCTAACCGATTCCCAAGTCAAAAAACTTTTCGCCGCAACAATGTATCGAGGACAAAAAATCAGACGAGCAACGACTGACGCTTTAATTACTCAAACTTTACCCGAAGACTTAGTGGAAAGACTGCGAGGAAAAGAAGTTTCTATTGTGGCAAAAGCATATCAAACAGTTGCTTCAACTATGCAAGTTTCGATTGATGACGGAATAGAAACAGCGTCCGCCACGAATACAACTGCTGACGCTTGGCAGAATATTGGAGTTTCAAAAACAATCTCCGCCTCTGCTACGGCAATTACACTGAAACTAAAACATTCAACCTCAGACGGCAACACGTGGTTCAAAGAAGTGGCTTTTTATGAAGGTTCGACTTTGTTTTATGTGTGGTATCCGAGTTATGACGATATTGTGAGATTTTCCAAAGCATTGGCAATGGATTTCGCTGATAAAAATCTGGGTTACCGTGTTGATGGAAATATGGCATTTTTTTCAGGAGCATTGACTACAACCGAACTTACAAAAGACGGACAAATGGGATATGACACAACAAATAATCGGCTTTATATCCGAGAACAAGGAGTGGTCAAATATGTGGGGATGACCTAATTACGAAATAGACTAATATGTTTAAAAAATTATGATCTCAATAATTATTCCGACTTACAATCACCTCTCAGATTGTCTAAAACCAGCTTGCGAGTCTATTAAGAAATATACTGATTTATCAGACGTGGAAATAATAGTTGTTGCAAATGGTTGCAAAGATGGAACGAAAGAATATGTTGAAAGTCTAGGAGAACCATTTAAGTTAGTTTGGTTTGATGAAGGATTAGGCTATACTAAGGCAACTAACGAAGGAGTAAAAGTAGCGACTGGTGATATTATAATTTTAATGAACAACGACGTTGTCTTACTGGATCAACCAAAAAACCAATGGCTAGATTTTCTTGTAAAACCCCTCAAAGATAATATCGGAATAACTTGTAACTTGAAAATCTGGGATGAGTCAGTTGAAAGAATGTTTGCGGTTGGATTTTTGATGGCAACAACTAGAAAAATTTGGGATAAGATAGGAGGATTTGACGAATCTTGGAGTCCGGGAGGCGGAGAAGATATAGAATTTTGTTTGCAAGTTGAACAGCTAGGTTATAAAATAATTCAAGTACCTGATGAAAATAATGAAGTAATAAACGGAATAAATGTGAATCGGTTTATGAGTTATCACGCAGGCGAGGCAACTATGATGGATAATGAACATAAGGAAATGTGGATTAAACATATCGCAGATATTCGAAAGAGATTAGAGTATAAATATAAGTTACCGGAAGGTTGGTTTTATGGAGGAGATATCGCAGAATATCGAAGACTAGTTGAAGATGTTCCAGAAGGCGGAACTATCGGAGAACTAGGTTGTTATAAAGGAAGAAGTCTATGCTCAGTAGCTGATATTATCAAGCGAAAGAACCTGAAAGTAGTTGTTGTAGATATTTTCAATGGAACGGATTGTGAAGTAAAAGAGCTAGACTATCAATTATTATTTGAGACAAACATTCAAAGATTTGGGATTAGAGACCAGGTTATTATTTACAAAGGTTATACAGACGAAATAGTAAATAAAATTCCAGATGCAACATTCGACTTATTATTTATAGACGCTTCACATTTATATGAAGATGTTAAAAAAGATATAGAAAATTGGGAGTGCAAGGTTAAAAAAAGTGGAACTATATCCGGGCATGATTATGGTAATTGGGAAGGCGTAGGACGAGCAGTGAATGAAAAATATTTTAATATAAGATTAAATGACGAGCATTTTAAAATAGACACAGGAATCGCTCAAGGTTCTGTCTGGTCAAAAAGATTATGAAGATTCTAGCTTATATTTGTACTAGGGGACGCTACGAAAACTATCTACCAATGGCTATTTTATCTGTGGCGATGCAAACACGAAAACCAGACCACCTTACTATTTACGATGATAACGATAATCCAAAAGATATCAGGGAAAATGAGGCGTATTTATACCTTTTAAAAATGCTAGACGAAAAAGGAATCGGATGGGATGTTGTTTTTGGACAAAAGAAGGGGCAGCATTTTAATGATGAAATGGCAAATCAATCCGGGTATGAACTTTGCTGGAGAGTAGATGACGACAATATTCCGGAACCTGACGTGTTAGAAAAACTAGAAGCACAGATGACAGATGAGGTTGGCGCGGTTGGAGGTTCGATTCTAACTCCACCACTATGGGAAAGCAATAATATCGGTTCAGCTATCAATGACCTAACTACTCAAAACGAACAATGGTTTAAAATTAAAGGAACAAAAGAAGTCGACCACCTCCATAATTCATTTATTTTCCGCGCGGGAATAGTCAATTTTCACCTAGGACTAAGCAATAAGTCTTTCAGGGGAGAAACGATGTTTACTTATGCGCTTAAATTAGCTGGTTATAAAATTTTAATTACTCCAGCAATAACCTGGCACTTCAAAAGCGCTACAGGCGGGACAAGAACAATGGCCAGTCAATCAGATTATGAGAATGACGATAAGATTTTTAGAGAATGGCTAGATTTCACTCGAAAAGATAAAAAGTTAATTATATTGGATTCTGGATTGGGTGATCATATTGTATTTAGTAAGGTTCTCCCGGATATAAAAAAGAAGTATGGAAAAGTTTTGATTAGTTGTTGTTATCCTGAGGTGTTTGAAGGAGAAAAAATTATTAGCATCGCTGAGGGAGAGAGACTAGAAAATAAAGAAAATCATAATCTATATAAATGGATGGAAGAAAATAATTGGGAGGGAGATTTAGAAGGAGCTTATCGAAAATTATATGCTATTTGAACACTATAATATAAATGATGATACAGTCACTTCAATATTTAAGGATAACTGGCTTATGCAGACATTTGTCCCTACTGTTACTCATTCAATAACAAGTGTTAGGGTAAAATTAGGAAAACTCGGTTCTCCCAATGGAAATATTTATGTCGTTATTGATTCAATGATAGATGGTAAGCCAAGTGGTAGCGGTTTAACAGTCGGTTATATACAGTCTGATTCTGTGGAAGAGGGAATTGAAGGACTGTGGTATGAAATACCCTTTACCTCAGTTGATCTTACTGCTGGGGTAAAATATGCGATTGTTTTATTCGATTCAGGTTCAGTTGGAGATAATAATAATTGTATTTATTGGAGATTAGAAAATGTCGGCCAATATCCTCAAAATAGTGGCTATTCGCCAAACGCAGGTAATATATGGGTGGATGCTGGATGGTCATTTATGTTTGAGGAATACGGAATACAAATAGTAGATCAATATAATTCGCCATTTCCTTCATTTCAACGAGTATGATTTTGTTACATCTAAAAAGTAAAGAATTGAGAAATGGTAAGGAAAATCCTAAAAATTATCCGTATATTGATGAGTTGAAAAAATTGCTAAATGATGATATAATAGAGATAACAAAACCAATTCCATTAAAAGAAAGTATTGACTTAATTAAAAAAGCAAAAAATATAATTTGTATAGATAGCTACCTTCAACACTTATGCTGGTCTGAAAATAAAAAAGCTATTGTATTATGGGGGCAAGGTGATTCATTAATATTTGGGCATAAAGAGAATGTGAATTTATTGAAGAGTAGAGAAAATTTAAGAAAGTTTCAATATAGATTTTGGGAGCAAAGTGATTACAGAAAAGATGTTTTTATTGAACCTAAAGAAGTTATTAAATATTTGAATACTAAAAACTAATGTGCGATCCAACCGAAATAAAAAAAATAATTAAAGAAGAATTGACTAAAAATAATAAAGAGAGAGATGATAATCTTTTTAAATTTAAAGAAGAGTTATTTTCTCACACTTCAAAAATCCTTCAGCACCAATCAACTTCGCCAAAAACAATGGAAGAACTAAATAAAATAAATAATTGTTACTCTTTACAGGGTGCAAAACTCACTAACATGGAAGAGCAATTAATTGAAATTAAAAGAGGTTTAGAAAAAAATGACGCACAGCACAAAGAAATCACCGAAGATGGACGAAAGCAACATCAGGAAACAATGGACAAACTTGAAGAAATAAGTAAAACAAAAGCCGACCAAGTGTACGTTACAAAATTAGAAAGCTCTGTAAACACAAAGGCGGAAAAAGAATCATTCAATGAGTTAAAAAAATTAGTGTATTGGGTCTTAGCGTTCACTGCGACAACTCTCGTTGGGTTAGTTTTAAATCTTCTTATGTCTAAGTTAGACAAAATATAAATAATATACTATTATAAATTTATGAGTAAAACACTATTTAATACATAACTGTCGGGTTTTTTTATTTATATCTTAGGATGATTTATTTCTTCAAATAATCCTATAATGTAGATTGAAAAAAATCATGTTCCTTGAAAGGAGAATAAATATGAAATGCAGAGATTGTTATCATTGTTTTGGCGATAAATGTGAATTGTTTCCTAGGCTTATAATTAAGTTAGGAGACTTCTGGGTCCAATGCAAATATAAAAAGGAGAGACTAGATGAGAAAACTCTTAATCTGCGAAAAATGTCAGAGACGAGTAGCTTGTATAGTCGCAAGTGCGGTTATTAAATGCTACCATTGCGGAATAATCCCGTGTCATTTCTCAGAAAAGACACCTGATTACTACGCATACATTGTTTGCGATTCCTGCCAAGGGCTCATCAAATAAGGAGGACTTATGAAACTTTACAGATGTTACGAATGTTGTGAAAAAGTTGCCTGTAATTTAACGGGTGGTTTTCACAAATGCACTGACTGTGCAACGCAAGGTTGTCCTTTTGACAAAATTGACAACTACGACACGCAAGCTCTTTTGTGCAAAAAATGCACAATCGAAAAATCTGTTCCAAATTTCACTTTTGGACACTGGGTCAAAGGAGGATGTTATGCATAAATTCAGTTGCCACGAATGCGAGAAGCATTTTTATTCCATTGACCACGGAGAAATAGTTTCTCTCTGTGAAAACAAGAAGTCTCAAATCTCCAAAAGCTTCGCAATGCAAAATCATTTCTGTTGCGAAAAAATCAAGGATTATTATCCAGGACACTCTTAAAAAAACGGGAGTAAAGGCAACGCCAATACTCCCACATAAAAAAAATAATTATTTTAGATACCGCGAAATTATTTTTACTAGGAGAATAATTTCAAGCCAACTTAATTCTTAATTTAAACATATACATAAATTCTTATTGCACTTATTTTTAGTAGTAGTAATTATTTTAATTAGTTTATTTTTAATTTCAAAGACTGTGTTTGCAAAACTATTATTAGTTGAATCGAGGAAAAGCCTTATTCAACAAAGAAGTGAAAGTTTTGAAAATTACAACAAAAAAAAGTTATGATCATATTGAGTCAAAAAAATCCTTTATGGAGAAATGTAAAAATTGGAAAAAGTAACTCAGCTATTGCTGATTATGGCTGCGTAATAACAAGTCTGTCAATGCTATCAGAATGGTATGGAAAATATAAAGATCCTGAATGGATGGCAAAAAATCTATCTTTTACGTTAGAAGGTTTAATTTTATGGAAATCAATCACAGAAAGTATTTTACCAATGAAGTTTATTTATCGATATTATACTAAAAATGATGTAAAGATAAAAGAAATTTTAGCATCGAAAAATAGCGCTTGTATCTTGCAAGTAAATGGAAATCATTGGGTAGTTTTGATTGGATATTCAAAAATGTTTGGCTATAAAGTAGCAGATCCTTTTTATGGAGATACTACTTATTTAATAAGTCGTAATTATAAAATTACAGGCTTCATAGAAGTTACCAAAAAATAAAAAAGGTGTTATAATAATAAAAAGATAATCAATTTAATAAAACAATATGCCGATTAGACCATTACTAGTAGATGTATCTGACCTATGGCAAGATACTAATAAATCATCACTAAAAGCTTCTATTGCTGCAGGAGTAAACTCTTTTACTGTTTATAGTATAACTGATTTTGCTATAAATAAAATTCTTCTTATAGGAGAATATGGCGAAGAAGGATCTGAAATTATTAAAACACACGGATCTACAGCACCTACTAGCTTTACAGTAACTTTAGCTTCAAATACAACTAAGCCACATCCAAAAGATACTCCCGTATATCTTATTCCTTATGATTCAATTGAAATATCTCATGCAACTACTGAAACTGGAACTAAGACAGTAATGTCCACTCAAACTATTAATCCTGAAAATCCTGAAATTAGATATGATGATAGTACTTATACCTCAGGTTATTACTTTACTCGTTATAAAGAAACTATTACAAATACATTTTCTAATTATTCTGATGCAATTCCTTTCGAAGGTTATGCAATAAATACAGTAGGCTATCTTATTTATGGAGCACTAGCAGAATTAGGTAAAAATCTCAGCGATATTTTGACATATGATATATTAATTCGAAGAATTAATGCTTGCCTTAGTTTTACAAGAGGTAAATTAAAAACCTGGAGTAATTATCAAGAATTTGATTATATTATAGATCAAATGAATAGAGGTGAATATAGATTTGAATTACCTACTACTTATTATGACAAAAATTCAAATAAATCTTGTTTATCTATAAGAGTTGGAAGTGGAGATACTCTTATATATAAAGACAAAAGAGAATTTAATGAAATGATGAAAGATGTGATTCATACAACTGTAGCTACTACTGCGCTAACTTCTGCGACAGCGTTGATTTTAACGTCGACAGCTGATCTTGATGACACAGGAACTATACATATTTATAAAAACAATACTTTATACGAGATCGATTATTCAGCGAATGATAAAACTACTAATACTCTAACAGTAACTGCACTAACTGCTGATATGACAGCCGAATTAGATGTTTGGATAAATGAGCGCGAAGAAACTCCTAATTATTTTTCTATCTGGGATGGATATTTATATATCTGGGGCTTAAATAATGAAACAGATACAGGAAAAAATATCTATATGGATTTCTATACTGATATTGTGCAAATAGATAGTGATACAGATATTTTGACTGGGACTAGATACGATTTAGTTGACTATTGGTTGAAATGGGAAATTAAAAATATTACTGACAATAATGGCAAGAAAGATTTTAAAGATGGTGACTGGGTAATGTTTTTGACTATACTTAATGATGCAATCCGAAGAGAAGATAGTGGTCAGAAATTTAAGAGAAATCCAAAAATTTCCGGAATAAATTATAATATGGAGGATAATTTAGATTTTGATCGATCATAATAATATGCCAAAACAATTAGCTTTAATACAATATCGAGACTTTTCTAAGGGTACTATTCGAACAGTACAACCTAGCTTAGCTCCTAAAAATTCTTATCAATTAGGTCTTAATTTGGATTCTGATAAAATAATAGGAGCTTTATTATCAAGATTAGGTACTGATCGATTAGGAGTACAAATGGTCGCAGGAAAGCCTTGTTTAGGCTTGCATCAGCATTTTGAAACAGCAGGCACAGTATTATTTGGAGTGTTTTCTGATGGAACAAATAATGATATTTATTTAGCTAGTTCTGGTGCTAAATCATTGCAAGACGATACAAAAGATCTTAAAACTAGATTTCTTACTTATCTTGGAGCCACAGTAAGAGTAAATGGAACAGATGCTTGTAAATCTTATACTGTTGGAGGAGGTTGGATTGCAACTGCAGGTGCTTTTGATTTAGCTAATATGCCTAAATTTAAAGTGCTTCTCGAATGGAAAGATAGAGTCTATGGAGCTGGCGTTAAAAACGGAATTTTGCAATATTCTAGTATTGCAGATTCAACTACTAAAACAATTTCTTGGACAGCTACTGGTTCGACTGGAGCAGGTCAAATTGAAGTAGAACAAGAAGATAATGGAGGAGATATTGTAGCGCTAGCTAAAGTACCAGGCTATATCTTAATATTCAAAAATAGAACTATGAAGCGCTGGGATGGTGCATCTACTTATCCAGAAGATCTTATTAAGCAAGGAGTTTATTCTCAAGATTGTGTTTGTACTGCAAAAGAGATGGCTTTATTTATTAATACTAAGGGTGTTTGGGCAACTAATGGTGGTTATCCAATTAGAATTTCTAAGCCAATTCAAGATTTCATTGATAATATTCCTGGAGCTAACTGGGGAAATGTTTATTGTTGGGCGGATGATGAGTATGGGTATTTTTCAATTGGAGATATTACTATTGGATTAGATACATTTATTAATGTAGTTTTAAAATATAATATTGCGACAGAATCTTGGGAGGTGCGATCATATGGAAATACATTTAGAATATTTAGTCAATATGTAGATTCCAATGGAATCTCTCAAATTGCAGTAGGTGATATTGATGGTCAGATTCTACAATTAAATACAGGCTATACAGATTTCGCAGCTAATCCTCTTCCAATAACTTATTCATTAGAGTCACAAGATTTAGAATTAGGCCAAAGAGCTTTAAAGAAAAATGTAAGCGTGGTTCATTTATTGACTGAAAATATTGCAAATGGAATAGTTTTAATAAGAAATAATTCAAACGACCCTAAAGAATGGAAGTCATTTGGTCCTATTCAAGATCCGATTACTCAAATTATAGATTTTAAAATGGAAGGAAATTGGTTTAATTTAAAAATTACAGGTACTTCCGATTCCGGACAAGTTAAAATATTAGGTTGGGAATTTCCAGAGAAAAGTATAACTATTTATGATACAGTAAAATGATTGATCTCTATAAAGATTTAGGATTTCAATTGAACTTGGAAAAGCCGGGTCTTTTTAGTAGTATCCCAACAGCTATTCAATCTAATATTAGTAACGCAGTTGCTCCTCAAAATATCGGAGCAGGCAGTATTATAGATTATTTACAATCACCTAATTTTAATTCAGGTATCACTGGATGGCAAGTAAATGCTAATGGAGATGTAGAATTTAATAACGGAGTATTTCGAGGAACACTAACTGCCGCATCCGGTTCTCTAGGTGCGATCACAATCGGAACAAACGCTTGGCACGTAGACGCCAATGGAAATATGTGGTGGGGTAATTATGCAACTTATGCAGATGCTTTAATAAAAATATCTGCTGCCGGTTCAATTACTTTTACTACTGGAAATTTTAGTGGTGCATTATCGGGAGCAACAGGAACATTCGCCGGAACTGTGTCGGCAGGAGCTATAATATCGGCTAATATAAATGCTGATTTAATTAATGCTGGAACATTAATAGGTAGAACAGTCAAGGCAACAGGCGGAGCAGTCGATGTTTGGATGGACAGCACCGATGGACAATTAAAATTTTATAGTGGTTCTACAAAAATTGGTTATGTCACGGGATATAATGATGGAACTCACGGAGGAAGTGTTGAAATTCAAGCAGATAATTATTTACATCTAAAGGCTAATGAATGGTGTCAAATAAACTATAATGCTACTGGAGGTAGCGGTGAATATCTTATTTATAATGAAAATACATTAGTTTTTAAATTAGACGACTCAAATAATACCACCCTTGGAGGAACTTTGACTTGTGGTAGTATTAATGTAAATAGTAATAATATAAGGGGAAAATTCAGGTCAAGTGATGATACAGCGGGAGTGTCAAAAACAAGAAATTTAGTTACATCTGTTTGGTGGGACGGCGGAACATTGAAGTATAATTATAGAGGATATACTTGGAAAGATGGAATATTGACTGCTGAAAGCGGAGAAAGCACTGCTAATGCTTAATGACAAGTATAATCCGTTATCTGATAAGTAATAGGTTCAGAATAATCATTGCAATCTCCGACATTCCAAATCGTCATCACTCCAATAGGAAATTTAACAAAACAGCTACCGCCGTTATTCATATTATCCCATTGATCAGAACCGAATTTATACCCAATAACATTTTCAAGATGACCACAAAGAGGATTTATATATAACTGATTTTCAGAATATTGACGCAAAAGAAAACAACCCGTTGAAAAAAGGAATAACCAGGCGATAAAAAGATAGAGACTATTCTTCATAAGAATTTAATAATAATAAATACCAAATCGGAAACCAGATAATCCAAAAAATTCCTCCGAATAATCTGCACAATTCATTAGGAAGCAACGCAATCCAAAGAAGATAAGCACCAATAAAAAATCCTAATAGTAATGTTCCAATACTCCATAGATGTTTCATAATTTTTTAATAATAATTATATGAGTTTTAAATTAACAGCTGACCAATTACAGAAGATTCTTAATTATCTTTCTTCTCGCCCTTGGGCTGAGGTGAATAATTTGATTATTGAGCTTTCTAAGTTGGAAAAAATAGAAGAGGGTCTAAAAGAGACGACTAAACCCCTATCAAAAGTATAATACATCTAAATAAAAATGTCAACTGATTAGTTGATTTGATAAATAATATTAATTGTGGTATAATAATTATATGGCACTAAATTTTAACAAACGAGCAAAAGGTCAGAGTAAGCGTGAATATGCAGCTCAGATGCTTGGTGGCTCAAAAAAC